GCGATAACCTACGTATAATAATCCCGGCTGGAATGACTTCAAACGCATTGCCAACTGCGAGTTTAAGCTCTTCGTCGACGTCTGCAAACGTCGGAAAGGGTGGTGACTCGAACGTTCACCGACCGTTCCTTTGCTACAACTGTGGCAAAGAAGGGCATGGCACGAAAACGTGCAAGTTGCCGCGTGATGAGAAGGCTATTGACGCACGGCGTCATGCCAACCGCACGCCCGCGGCGAAGGCAGAGAAATCCCGCGATGAGGCATTCGTACGTCAACTGCGTGCGCGTGTCGAACAACTCGAACAAATCGAGTTGGCCCGTGTTCGCGATGCGGCCATTAAGGTCGAAGTCGTGGCTCCGGTGGCTGTTGCAGCCCCAGCCGCGCCTGCTGTACAAGCAGAGGCAGCTCACCAACAACCTGCTCCGGTTGCTGCCGTTGGAGTTCAGCCAGCTGTCATGGTTGATGGCCCTTTCCAGGGTCCGGCATTGCCGATGCCGAAGGGACCGATCATCACCTGCTTCTTAAGTGATGTTCCGGTAATGGACAATTGGGAGATCTTTTGGTGGATCTGTGATTGGCTTGTTCGAATTATTTGCGGACTTGGGTTCCTGACGGCGATGTCAGCGATTATTGTTTTCGTTCTGGAGACTAAGATTGCTATTCCGCTGTTGGTTGCAGCCTGGTCAGTGATAGGATTCACTTGCTGGCGATGCCGTGGTCAGAAGTCAGACTTCACCCAGTATTGCTTGATCGGATCTGCGTATGCTGAGAAGGTTCTAGAAGGCGACACTCGTCACTGCACGTTTCGGACGTGTCCAGTTGAGTCGCCAAACTATGAGCCTGACGCCCGTTACATGGCGTATCGCTTGACGCAACGGTTGAATGGGAAAACTACCCGTAAGACCGTGATCATATCACACACGTTGTGGCGTGAAGCTGGCGCTCCGAAAAATGAGAGCCGCTACACCACTCGTGCATCCCTGGACACTGCATATGCGGATACAGTGTCTTTTCTTCGCACGCACGGCCACGTTAACCTCGACAAGGATCTACAAGCTGACCAACATGTTCTCAACAACACGGCAAAGTTCTACGTGTTTAAGTTGAAGGTTGATCAGTTTCTTGACGAGGTGTCAACAAACGTGAGCTGCCAGTGAGGAAGGTCGTGGCCTACGGCTATCGATTTAGCGAGTTCAATTCACCCATTAAGGCTGACAAGGTTAAGGATAACGTTTCTTTTTCTGTCTCGCAATGGAGTGATCGCGACCGGCGCCCGCCTATGTGTGTCTCACTAGGGTGCCACTTAACCAACTTCAAGATGCCATTCGGAGACCTGACCGATACGGTGTCGAGCATTGCTGGCGTGCTCAAACGGACTGCCTATAAACATCCTGTTCCGGATGATGGCTTGCGGTCGGAACTGCAGCACTATGTGCAGAACTGGCTCAAAAAGAATCTTGCCCCACTTAACGTTGACCATGACGTTTCGTTTGAAACCTGGATACAGGGAACCAGGTATTCGGGTGCGAGAAAAGATGAGTTAAG